TAATGGTTAACTGGAAATCACTTTTAAGAAGCCAAATGAATGAAGCATTTGATGAATTAGATGATGGGTTTGATAAAAACATGGAAGATCTAATAAAAGCAGGATCCAGATTAAACCCAGAAAGATTTGAAGATGTAATTTACTATATCCATAATAATTGGATGGCAGGTAATTATGGTGATGATTATGCTATAAGAAGAATAAGTAAATATCTTAATGAAAATGTAGACGAAGCTTCTATGTCAGGTGCGGCTGGTGCTTATTTAACTCCATATGCTTTTAGATTACCTAAAAAAAAGAAAAAGAAAGAAATTAAAGAAGGAGTAGGAGCAACATTAGGTCCAGGCCCTAAGGCAGGTCCTGATGGAGTTACAGATAGTGCGTATGTAAAACAGTTTAAATATAAACTAGTTCCTAAAACTAAAAATGGTACTTATGTACAAAAAGGCTCAGGACTCGAAGTAAACAAACTTTTTTAATACGTATAATATGAATATTAGAGAAGAAGAAGATAAATTAGAAAAATTTCAACAAAGCAGAATTGATGCATTTGATGAAATTGAAAACGAATTAAAGTCTTTAATTAAACCATTAAGACAAGGAAAAATAGAAACAATTAAATATTATAGAGAAGAGCCTAAAAGCTATTCTGTAGTTGTTGGAACGGATTTAATTAAAGATTATATAAAAGATATTAAAACACTATTAGAAAACTAAATAAGATGAAGAAAACAGCAGAACAATTACATAAAGAATTAACTGATAGGTTAATTACTGAAAATTATGTTGATTTAAAACCATTAAATACTATAGAACCAACTGAAAAAGAAGGTTGGGAAGCTAAATATTTTAACTATATTAACGAAGCAGGTGATAAAGCACTTAATCCTATTGTAAATAACGAAGATAAAGTTAATACAAAAGAACAAGAAGAAAAAGTATCAGCTGATCCTAAGTATAAGTTTGAAATGGATAATAAATTAGCTGGATCTTATAAATTATCAGATGGTGTTGAAAATGTAGCATCACATAACTATGATTATTCACCTAAAGTAGATAACATTAATAATGTTAACGCTCAAGAAATGATGAATGGTGTTTATTGTGAAGTTAAAAACAACCCAGATTTAACACTAGAAGAAGCTCAAGCTAAAGCAATTAAAAATTTAGCTAAAGATTCTATGCATTATGTTAAAAATGGTATGTTTGGTGTTGAAGGTTTAGGATACCAAGAATCAGCTCCTGGTTTAGGTGAAGTTGATAACCAAATGGAAGTAGTAAAAGAATCTGTTGAAGAAAAAATTAAAAAAACACTTAAAGAACATTTTACTGGTGTATCAACATCAGGTAACCCAAATAGCTTTGCTGCAATGTCTGGTGAAGTAATTAATAAAATGTTAGAGGAAAATGGTTTAACTGAAAAACCTAATTCATTAGATGAATTTGTAAATGAAATTAACGAAGATAGCTTTGATGAAGCTAGACAAGAAGCAATAGAATCTTCTCAAGAAGCAGCAGGTATTGAAGAGAAAAAAGATCATGATGGTGATGGAGATATAGATTCAGATGATTATATGGCTGCTAAAGATAAAGCTATTAAAGCTAACATGAAAAAGAAAAAACCTAAAAAAGAATCAATTGAAACTAAATTAGCTGAAATAGGCAAAGAAGCTGAAGCTGTTAAATTAGAAGCACAATTAGATTTCTTACATGATCATATTGCTGAAAAAGTAGAGAGAGTAAATTCAATTAATGAAGATGAAAATCTTAAAGAATTAGTTGATAAAAGCAAGTTAAAAGAAATGACAAAAGAAATTAAGCTTTTAGAAAAAAGAAAAGCTAAAATGGAAAAAATTTACGAAAAATCTTGTGGTAAAAAATACTCTAAAAAAGAAATGGTAGACGAAACTGAAGAAGTTGATGAATCATTTGATAGTGTTGTTGATAAAATCATGGATCAAGGTAAATCAAGAGAAGATGCAGAAAAAATTGCTGGAGCAATTAATCGTGATTACGTAGGTAATTATAAAGACTAATCAAGTTATTTTATGAAGACATTACTAATTGAAACGCACGCGTTTAAGGCGTCACCACAACAACTAAAGGAATCAGTACATGAAAATGGTAATTTATTAGTTGAAGGGATTTTAGCTACTGCTGAAGTTAAAAATGGTAATGGTAGATATTACGCCAAAGAATTATGGAATAGAGAAATGGAAAAATATAAGGAACTTATTGAACAAAGACGTTCAATGGGTGAATTAGATCATCCTGAATCTTCGGTTGTAAACTTAAAAAATGTATCTCACTTAATATCAGATTTTTGGTGGGATGGAGATAATGTAATGGGTAAAATAGAAATTTTACCTACACCTTCAGGAAACATACTTAGAGAATTGATTAATCATGGTGTTACAGTAGGTGTATCATCAAGAGGAATGGGTTCATTACAAGATATGGGTGGTGTAATGGAAGTACAAGATGACTTTGAATTATTATGTTGGGATTTTGTTTCAACACCATCTAACCCAGGTTCTTATATGCATACTATCAAAGAAGGAAAAGAAATGGTTAATTACGACTATACAAGAGTTAACCAAATAGTTACTGAGATCCTTTGTTCTAAAGGTTCTTGTCCAATAGTGTAATTTTAAGATATTTCCATATACGTATAATCGTAATACATCATGATTATCTTATATGATGTTAGACTATTAATAATTTTCTATTACGCTTCATGAATAAGCGTATTTCACAAACTAAATTTTGGGATTATGGCAACAAACAGAGATTTGCTAAAAGAGGCAATTGCTGATGCTAAAGCCGTTAAGGAAACTGCAATCGCAAACGCCAAACTTGCTCTTGAAGAAGCTTTCACTCCACATTTAAAATCTATGCTAGCTGCAAAGTTAGAAGAAATGGACAAAGATGAGGATGTAAAAGAAGAAAAAGAGGACAAAGTTGAAGAAATGGATGCTCCTAGTTTCGAAAGAAAAAATTCTCCAGCAGGTGATTCTTTAAAAGATCTTGCACCTAAAAAAGTAGGTCAATCTACAGTGCAAGAAGAAAAAGAAGAAGTTGATGAAGAAATTGATCTTGACGAATTATTAGCTGAACTCGAAGATTCCAAAGATCTATCTGAAGAAAAAGATTCTAAAGAAGAAGTTAAAGAAGCAAAAGACGAAGACGACAAAATGGAAGAAGCTAAAAAAGCTGACGACAAAGAAGAAGTTAAGGAAGATGCTAGAACTGACGCTGAAGAAGAAGGATATTTAGATGGTATGAAGGACGAAAAAGAAGACATGGAAGACAAGATGGATGACGAAGAAATCGATCTTGAAGATATGTCAGAAGACGACCTTAAAGGATTTATCGAGGATGTCATTAAAGACATGGTCGCTGATGGTGAAATTGAGCCAGGCGATGAATTCGTTGAAGACGAAGTTGAAGTTGAAGACGTTGAAGACGTAGAAGTTGAAGACGATGTAGACGTAGACGTAGAAATTAGCGAAGAAAAAGACGAAATGGATGAGAGTGAAAAAGTTGATGAAGCAAAAGAAGAGATTGACGAAAGAAAATCTCGAGTAAAAGGTGAAAAAGGTCCTGGAAACGAGGATGGTGACAAAGATGACACTAAAATCGAAAAAGAGACTGAAAAAATGAGATTCAAAGAAGCAATGGATGAAATCCAGGAGCTTAAAAAAGAACTTCAAGAAGTTAACCTTTTAAATGCTAAGTTACTTTACACAAACAAAATTTTCAAAGCAAAAAACTTAACTGAAAGTAAAAAAGTTAAGGTATTAAAAGCATTTGATAATGCTAAGGATGTTAAACAAGCAAAAACTATTTTCGAAACATTACAAACTGGTCTTGTAGACAAGTCTATTAATGAATCAAGAAACTTAGGGTCTGCATCGAAAGCTAGTGGTTTAGAACCAACAGCGACGTCAAACACAAAACAGCCTATCATTGAATCAAATGACGTTTACAACCGTATGCGTAAGCTAGCGGGATTAATTTAAAATTATTATTAACAATTTAAACTATTTATTATGAGCTTAAATACTCTTTTAGAAAGCGCAAACCCTTACCAATCACTACAGAGTGATGCTGCTAAATTAGCTGGTAAATGGGAAAAAACAGGTCTTTTAGAAGGTTTAAATGGTACTCACAAAAACAACATGGGTATTATTTTAGAAAACCAAGCTAAACAACTTGTAGTAGAATCTTCACAAACTGGTGGAGGTGCTGCGTCTTCAGGTACATTCTCAAGCCAAACTGCTGTTAACATCGGTGGTCAATGGGCTGGAGTTGCTTTACCATTAGTAAGAAAAGTATTTGGTCAAATCGCAGCAAAAGAATTTGTTAGCGTTCAACCAATGAACTTACCTTCTGGTCTAGTATTTTACCTAGATTTCCAATACGGAAATAACAAATCTCCTTTCGCTGCAGGTTCTTCATTATATGGAGATGGCGAAGCAGGAGTAACTGAACCATTTGGTAACACAAACTCAGGTGGTCTTTACGGTGCAGGAAGATTCGGATATTCTGTACAAAACACTTCATCTCAAGTAAACGTTGCTGCTAAAGCAGTAGCTACATGGGCTGACTTTAATTACGATTCTGATTACTCATCTTCATTTGGAGATTACTTCAAATTAAGCTTTGCTAAGACAGGAATGGGTAATGGTGATTTTGCAGGTGTTCAAGGATTCCAATTATTCTCAGGTTCAGCAGCGGAGAGAGTTCCTGCTGACTTAGTAGTAACAGGATCTGCTGGTAAGCAATTATCTGCTTTCACAACTGTAGATTCTACTAACGTTAACTTTATTGCACTTGCGACTGAGTTCCCAAGTACTTCAGGTGACGTAGGAGAAGCACAATCTATCTTATTCCAAATCCAACCAACTGATCGTTACAGAGGTGATTTCGAAGCTGGAAACAGCCAACCAAACGCTTGGAACGACTCAGGTTCGAATGGAAATAGCGGATGTTGCCCTCCACAAGTTATTCCAGAAATCAACATTCAGATGAAATCATCTGCAATCGTTGCTAAAACTAGAAAACTTAAAGCTGTATGGACTCCAGAATTCGCACAGGATTTAAATGCATACCATGCATTAGATGCTGAGGCAGAATTAACTTCTATCCTTAGTGAGTATATCTCATTAGAAATTGACTTAGAAATTCTTTCTATGTTAATCGAAGGAGCAGGAGCTGGAACTGAAAACTGGTCAGCTGTAAACAACACTTCAATTGACAGTGCTGGTGCAATTTCTGACTTAGGATTCTATAATAGCCAAGGACAATGGTTCCAAACTTTAGGAACTAAAATCCAAAAACTAAGTAACATCATCCACCAGAAAACTTTAAGAGGTGGTGCTAACTTCTTAGTATGTTCTCCAACTGTAGGTACAATCTTAGAAAGTATTCCAGGATTTGCTGCTGATTCAGATGGTGATGCTGCTAAAGCAAGCTACGCTTTTGGTGTACAAAAAGTTGGATCTATCAACGGTAGATACAAAGTATACAAAAACCCTTACATGACTGAAAACAAAATCTTATTAGGATTTAGAGGTTCTCAGTTCCTAGAAAGTGGTGCTGTATTTGCTCCGTACATTCCGTTAATCATGACTCCACTAGTATACGATCCAAATACTTTCACTCCAAGAAAAGGATTGTTAACTAGATATGCTAAGAAAATGGTAAGACCAGAATTTTATGGTACTATCAACATCTCAGGATTAAACACACTATAATCAGAGATTAACTCTTAGTTAGTAAAATTAGCCCGAACTCACGTTCGGGCTTTTTTTTCTCATATTTATAATAAAATACTCAATTATGAATGTACCTATTTATGATGGATGTCCAATTTGGAATGATAAATCAGTACCATTTGGATTCTATAATTCAGATGCAACATTTCAAGCTGACGCTATAAAAGTTACAAAATTCTGTGCTTCTAGATTAGGTTATCCTTTAGTAGATGTTGAATTACAATCAAGTTCGTTTTTCACGGCATTTGAAGAAGCTGTAACTACATATGGTAATGAATTATACGCATATAAAATACGTGATAATCAATTATCACTTGAAGGTATAACAACTGGATCTAGTTTAAATCAAGCATTAATAACACCAAGTTTTGAACCAATTGTAAGATTAACAGAACAATATGGTGAAGAAGCAGGTAGTGGTGGGAATGTACCTTACTATTCAGGTTCATTTACATTAACATCTAGTGTTCAAGACTATGATTTCCAAACTTTTATGACAGGTAGTGGATTAACAGGTTCAGAATATATTCATGGAATTGAAGTTAAAAAAGTATACTATGAACCAAAATTCCCAGCATCAGCAAGATATTTAGATCCTTATAATGGATTTGGATTTGGAGGAGCAGTAGCAGCTGGTATTGTTGGATTTGGAGGATTTGGTCAAGGAATGGGTTATTTAATGGCCCCATTAAATTATGACTTACAAGTAATACAACAAATTGAAATGAATGAAATGGTTAGAATGTCTAATTATTCATTTAGAATTCAAGATGATAAATTAAGAATATTCCCAATCCCTAATTTTAATGATACTTACCCTTCAGGGTCATCTTTAGTTATTGGTAATAATTTATCTTCATCATTAACACCAAATATTACATTTGCAGCAGATGTTACTTCATCTTTAATTGATTTAACAGCTGGAACAGGTGCTGGTAGTGGTGCTAAATTTGTAATTATAGGATCACAAGGTACAAATGATACTTATGCTTGTAAAGTAATGGAATCAGGTAGTGGATATACAGCAGGTGATGTAATTACAGTATCAGCAGCTACTATAGATGGTTCAAGTGGTGATATAAGTAATACAACAGGAGAATTAAAATTCACATTAAAAGAATCAGATATCACAGCAATATGTGGTGGTGGAACTTTATGGTTTGATTATATTTTAAGAGATGAAAGAATAAATAGTGCAGTAAGACAAACTCCAACTCGAGTTACTAATGTATCAAATGCACCATATGAAAACCCAACATATGAATTTATCAACTCAGTTGGTAGACAATGGATATTTGAATACACATTAGCATTAGCAAAAGAAATGTTAGGATATGTAAGAGGAAAATATAGTAGTATTCCAATACCTAATGCTGAAGTTAATTTAAATCAGGGAGATTTAATATCAGCTGCAACAGCTGAAAAAGCAGCATTAATAGATAGATTAAGAACATATCTTGATGAAACATCAAGACAATCATTGTTAAATAGAAGAGCATCTGAAGCTGAATCAAAGATGGTTGAGTTACAACAAGTGCCCTACACAATATATATAGCGTAATATGGCAATGTTTACTAGAAAAAGGGACTGGTCTCTTATGAGAAACCTAAATAGAGAATTGATGGGTAATATTATAACCCAACAATGTGCCTTTTACCAATTTCAGTTAGAAGAAACTAAAGTTAATATTTACGGTGAAGCAGCTGAAGAAAAATATTATAATGGTCCCTATTTATTTAATTGCTTAATAAATAGATCAAACCAGGATTATGCTTTAGGAATTGAAGGTGTACAATTTGATCAACCTATTGAATTTTATCTTTTAAGAGATGATTTAGTAGAAAAAGATATTGTTCCTAGAGTAGGAGATATTATATTATATCAAGAAGCATATTACGGAGTACAAAGTACAGTATCAAACCAATATTGGGGAGGTAAAAACCCAGATTATCCTAATAATGATTCAGATGGAGAACCAAACCCACTAAACCCAGGATTAGAAGAATTTGGAAATAATGTTTCAATTTTAGTATCAACTTATTATATACCTGCTGATAAAGTAGCTATTTCACCATATCAAGAAAGATTCTAATGGCAAAACCAAGAAAACCAATACCTAAATCACAATTAACTTTAAGCACAAGTAAACATACTGCGTTTAAAGGTAGAGATAGAGAAGGAATACAGACTAATCCTAATGATGCTGTTATCCCAAATAATCCTAATTACTCAGAAACAGGTATTCAACATAACAGATCAGCTCAAATGAGCTTTAGAGATGATGATACTAAACAATTTTCTGTAGGTGTTAAAGATATTGATGAAGCAGTATTTTATTATTTTGAAAATAAAATTAAACCTTTTGTTTATCAAAATGGTGCAAGAAGAGAAGTACCAGTAATATATGGTGCTCCTGAAAGATGGAAATCATTTCAAAGAGATGGATATTATAGAGATAAAGAAGGTGCTATTATGTTACCTATTATTGTAATTAAAAGAGATACAATTACAAAAGATAGAACAGTTGCAAATAAATTAGATGCAAACATGCCTAATTTATATGGTGTATTTTCTAAACAATTTAGCCAAAAGAATGTTTATAGTAATTTTGCTACATTAAATAATAGAATACCAGTTGAAACTTTTCATGCTGTAGCACAACCAGATTATGTTACTATGGAATATAGTTGTTTAGTTCAAACTTATTACATGGAACAATTAAATAAAATAATTGAAGCATGCGAATATGGATCAGATGCATATTGGGGGAATCCTGAAAGATTTATGTTTAGATCTTTTATAGATAGTTTTACTACTGCAACTGAATTAACAGTTAATAAAGATAGATTAGTTACTGGAACCTTTAATATTAGATTACGTGGATACCTAATTCCTGATACAATTCAGAAAGACTTAGCATCAACTAAAAAATATAATTCAAAAGCAAAAGTTACTATTGGTGTAGAAACAGTTAGCAATATAGAAACAGCAGGTATTCCTACTCAAAACCCTACAACAGACCATAGAAGTAGAGATTAATTTTAGAAAACAATAACATATTTATAATAAATTAAAAACCAAAAAATTATGGCTAGTAAAAAGTTATCAGAAAGCGAGTTGCAAATTTTAGAAGATTTCCAATCTAGAAACAATGAAATTGTAGTACAGGTAGGAGCAACAGAATTAAGAATTGATGCCTTAGAAAGGCAAAAAGAGGATTTATTAGAAAAATTCCAAAAGTTAACTGAGGACCAAACAAAATTTGGTCAAGAGTTACAAGAAAAGTATGGTGATGGTAATATCAATTTAGAAAAAGGAGAGTTTACCGCAGCAGAATAAATTTTTGAAATATTTTCTAATATTTATAATAAAACAATATTAAATATAATATAAGACAATGGCAGAAACATTAATATCTCCAGGTGTATTAGCAAGAGAAAATGATCAATCCTTTATTGGGTCTGCACCAATTACATTTGGAGCAGCAATAATTGGACCAGCTATTCAAGGTCCAGTTGGTATTCCAACAGCGGTATCTTCATTCTCGCAATACGAAGCTATATTCGGAGGGTCAGTAGAAAGTGGCTCACGATATTACTCATACCTAAACTCAGCAGCAGCATCAAATTATTTCCAACAAGGCGGCGAATCATTATTAGTCGTAAGAGTAGTTAGTGGATCAGCAGGATGGTCTGAAGCTTCTTCTTCAATTGCAAACAACTTAGCAGGAGCAGATGGAACTCTTAAAACTAACGTTAATGTAAGTGCTTCAATAGGTACAAATGGCATTTCAAGTGCAGTAGCAGGAACACATACATTAGGAACTGTAACAGGTGGTGATGGAACAGGAGCAGCAGGTGTATTTACAATTGATGCAAATAATGTAATTTCAAGCATTGTATTTTCAGCAGGAGCAGGATATGCAGCAGGTAATACTCTTACATTCCAAGGTTCAGAAGCAGGTGGATCAGGTACTTGTACAATAGTATTAAAAAATAGTGACATAGTAGGACAAGATGCATTTTCATTAAAAACTATTTCTGAAGGTGCTGTAATGAATAATTACCAAGCAGGAGTAGATGGTGCAAATGGTACATTAACAAATGGTACTAGAAATAATGTAAGATGGGAAATTACAGGTGCTAATACAGGATCAGGTCAATTTTCATTGTCAATTAGACGTGGTAATGATACAAATTCTCAAAAAGCAGTATTAGAACAATATAATAACTTATCAATGGACCCAACAGCTGCAAATTATGTAGCAAAAGTTATTGGTAATACTTACTATACAGTAGAACAAGATGGTGTTGATTATTATGTAAAATCAAATGGTGAATATCCAAATAGCAGTGCTTATGTATTTGTAAGTGCAGTTGGTTCACCAACTCCAGATTACTTTGATAATAATGGAGCAGCTAAAAGTGAATATACTAGTAGTATACCAGTAATAGGATCAGGTTCATTCCAAGGTGGAAACGGTACAAATGTTAATTCCGAAAATTCACCTGTTAAATTTAATGAAAATATCACGAATACAAACATTCAAGGATTAACTGCACAAGAATATACGCAATCATTAAATTTATTATCAAATACCGATGCTTACAGCTTTAATGTAATATCAGCTCCTGGATTAATTAATTCATTATCTGATCACTCTTCAGTAGTATCTCAGATGGTAAGTTTAGCAGAATCAAGAACTGACTGTATAGCAGTAGTTGATTTAGTACCTTACAATAGTACAGTAAATACTGTAGTAACACAAGCTTCAGCATTTGATAGTTCTTATGCAGCAACATATTGGCCTTGGCTACAATCAATTGATGCAAATGCACAATATGTTTGGTCACCAGCTTCTGTGTTTATACCAGGTGTATACGCATTTACAGATGCTTCTTCAGACCCATGGTTCGCACCAGCAGGTCTAATTAGAGGTGCGTTAGGTAACGTAGTTAAAGCAGAAAGAAAATTAACATCAGGTAACAGAGATTCTTTATATGAAGCAAATGTTAACCCAATTGCAACATTCCCAGGAAGTGGAGTTGTAGTATTTGGTCAGAAAACATTACAGAAAAGAGCAAGTGCTTTAGATAGAGTAAATGTACGTAGATTGTTAATAGCATTAAAATCTTATATAGTACAAGTATCAGATAACTTAGTATTTGAACAAAATACAATCAGCACAAGAAATAATTTCTTAGCACAAGTTAATCCATACTTAGAATCAGTACAACAAAGACAAGGATTATACGCGTTTAAAGTTGTAATGGATGCTACAAACAACACACCAGATGTGATAGATAGAAACGAGTTAGTAGGACAAATTTACCTACAACCAACTAAAACAGCTGAATTCATTATATTAGATTTCAATGTTTTACCAACTGGAGCAACGTTTCCATCATAAAAACTAGAAAATAGAATATTTATAATAAAATAAATAAAATAATAAAATGGCAGTATTAGACCCAAACGAAATATTTTTCACAGCTTTTGAGCCAAAGCAAAAGAATAGATTTATTCTTTATGTAGATGGAATCCCATCATACCAAATTAAAGGTATGGGAGCTGTAACATTAAACCAAGGTACAGTAGCTTTAAATCATATTAACGTTCAGAGATTTGTTAAAGGTAAATCTACTTGGAACCCAATATCAATGACGTTATTTGATCCAATAACTCCATCAGGTGCACAAGCAGTAATGGAATGGGTTAGATTACACCACGAATCAGTAACAGGTAGAGATGGATATAGTGATTTCTATAAAAAAGATCTTACATTAGACGTATTAGGACCTGTAGGTGATATCGTTTCAGAATGGATTATTAAAGGTGCTTTAATTACTTCAGCTGATTTTGGAGATTTCAATTGGGATACTGAAAATGCTGCTCAAGAAATTAGTTTAGAAGTACAACCAGATTATTGTATTTTAAATTTCTAAGAAAATTTCAACATATTTTTAAAAATAGCTTGGCTTTGCCAAGCTTTTTTTTTATATTAATATGTATAACTAGAAACAACGTTATAAACTAAATAAAGATTATATGAGCGATTTTAAATTTCCAACGGAAACTATTGATTTACCCTCAAAAGGTATAGTATACCCTAAAGATCATCCTTTATCTAAGGGTAAAATAGAAATTAAATATATGACTGCTAGAGAAGAAGATATCCTTTCTAACCAATCTTATATTCAAAAAGGTATTGTTTTAGATAAACTATTAAATTCATTGATTGTTACTGAAGGAGTAAAAATTGATGATTTAATTGTTGGAGACAAAAATGCAGTATTCATTGTATCTAGAATTTTAGGTTATGGTAAATATTATGAAGTAAGTATTGGTGGTGTAGAACATAAAATCGATTTAACTGAGTTAAATAATAAAGAATTTGATACCAAAGGTTTAGAACAAGGTCAAAATGAATTTACTTATAAAATAGAATCAACAGGTACTGTTCTAACATATAAAATTCTAACAGGAAAAGACGAAAAAGCTATTGATAGAGAATTAGCCGGATTAAAAAAGATTAATAAAGAATCAAATCCTTCAATCACTACTAGATTAAAACATATGATTACATCAGTAGATGGTAAGGATGAGAAAAAGGATATTAGAGAGTTTGTAGATAATTATTTATTAGCTAGAGATTCTAGGGCATTTCGAGAACACGTAAAAGACACACAACCCGATGTCAATATGGAATATGTTCTTGAGAGTGGAGAGGAGGTAACAGTCCCTATAGGACTTAACTTTTTTTGGCCTGACATCTAAGACCGCACCCCTAGTCAGGAAGAGACTTTTTAAAGACATTCACGATATAGTATTTCATGGAAATGGTGGATTTGATTATCACACTGTTTATAATATGCCTATTTGGTTAAGGAAATTTACTTTTAAAGAAATTCAAGACCACTTTGATGATCAACATCAAAAACAAAAGGAAGCCATGGAAAGACGTAAAAATAAAGGTAAAAAATCCTTAGTAAGCTCTGATGGTAAAGTAAATGTACCAGCGTTTAACGAAGCTAGTAAGCCATACAAAGGTAAAACAAGTTATAAGTAATAATATTTATAATAAAACCTATTCATGGCATCTGATAAAGAACTAAAAAATCAACAGGAGATAAATAGACTCAAAAAGCAAGAATTAGAGTATGATAAACAGTCTGCTAAATTCTCTAGAGGTGATGTAGCCAATAGTGATGATTTTAGTTCATTATTAAGAGAAAATCTAAAAAATCTTAAGTTAGTAGCAGCGGCTAAATCAGAAATTCTTAGTATTGATAGAAGAATTACAAAACAAGTTAATGATGCTTTTGCTTTTGATAAAAGATCATTAGGTACTGCTAAAGCTAATCAAGATCTAGCTAAACAATCATTACAACTTGAACGTGATATTGCTGTTTTAAGACAAAAAAGAGGTTCTGAACTTACAACAGATAAAAAACTTCAACAACAAATTAATGATACAATAAAGCAAAGAACAAAAGATGCTGAAAAATTATTAAAAATTAACGAACAAAATGCTGCATTTTCTAAACAAGTAGCAAGTAATTTAAGTGTTAGAACATTTGCAGGTTTAGAAGGTATAGCCAGTAAAATAGGTTTAGGTGATTTTACCCAGGAATTAGGAGAAGCAGCTCAAGCAGCTAGAGAAGCTACAGCAGAAAATTTAGAAGGTGGCTTTTCAGGTGGTGGTGGAATGAAAGGACTTGCAAACTCCATGTTTGGTACTAATTTTGGAGGAGCATTCTCAAATCTCTCAGAGGATGAAATGGAAATCTTTAAAAAGGCTACAGCTGGAGAAGCAGGTGATAAAGGATTTGGAAAAGGCCTTACTAAAGAACTTATGGAAAAAGCTGGTATAGGTGATATGGGTACTGGAGTAGGAGCAGCAGCTAAAATAAAAGGAGCAGGTGGTGTAGGAGGTCTCCAAAAAGCATTAAAACCAATCTCTCCTTTATTAAAA